TTATTTTCGAACTTAATTTCGTGTTTTCGTTCACCAATTTAGAAACTCTACGTTGTGTTAGCGTATCTTGAGCACCCCCCGTGAGTGTAGTGGGAGGGGTAGGCCACACGACATCCTTGAGGTTTCCATCTTTATCTAAAGTTGGTTTGACCGTCCCCGGGAGGTGTCGGAGGGCCTGGCGGTAGTCCTTCCAGTTCTGGATATCCAGTTCGAGTCTGTGTGGGTAATCTGGGGTTACGTACTTATCACTCTTATCGAGGAGAGCGTTCCGCTCCTCCCTAAACTGTTTGATCGCCTCGACGTTCGTGAGTCTGTAGAGTGTATATTCGTACGTCTCATCACCGGGTTTTGCTATATTTTTAAAAACGACACTATCCCACGTGGTACCGTCGGAGGTATAGGGTTCACCCGGAAACATTTTTTCTAATACTTGGGAGAGCATATATATTTTACCCCGATATTAATTTAGGGTTACGGTAACGGAACCATTCGCGGCGATTTCAATGCTATTACCAAAAGAAATAGTTCCTGAGATCCCGTTATTTCTAGATGTACCACCTTGGGAGATATTTGGGGACTGATTGTAACCAAACGTTGACCCACCACCACCCGTGTAGCCACCACCACCACCCGGATCGTGGGCCCCATTTCCTCCGCCTCCACCAAAACCACCATACCTGTTTCCGTAGCCATGACTCGACCCCCAACTCCATGAACCGTACCCGCCATGGGAGCCTGCATAGGGTCTCGTTGCCTGAAGGCCGGAGGTGGTGGAGGTGGGTACATTCCCATCCGCAAAATAACCTGCGCCACCACCAGAGCCATAGTTTGCTGACACAGTACCACCCCCACCGGAAGTAATCTCAGCGGCTTGACCGGCTATACCCGGCCCACCGCCGGCGGTGGTACTTACTACGTTTTTGTCCCTTCCACCTCCACCACCCCCCGCAATACAATAAATACTTGCGTTGCTTATGGCAGTACTAGCACCTAACTCTTTAAGAACATAAGTACCACCACCACCACCTGAAGCTGTCGCGTTGTATGACGTCCCGTCGCGACCCACGTGTCCTACGATAATAAGTAACTTTTCACCCGTAGTTAACGCAAAGTTTCCTTGGGTCCATGCACCAAAACCACCGTACGTAGGTCCGCTTCCGGAGCCGCCGACGTTCAACCCACCCCCCGAGGCTCCGTACGCTTTAATTGTGTACGTACCGGTTTTGGGTACAGTCCAAAGTTGAAATCCGGTTTCGGCAGAGTCCACCCCTGAAGCCCCCAATTTAAAGTATGCGGTGTTAGTTCTCCACGCCGCAGATGAATAAGTCGATTTAGCAATAAAATCGCCGAGGTTAGCCCCAAATAGCTGACTCGCCTGTGTCTCGTTCGTTGTGGGTTCGGCACCACTCCCATTCACCCTCGCGGCTCCGAATGTAAATGGATTTGGGGACCAGGTGTACAACTCATTCACCGCCACGATACTGAATGTTCTCTCGGCGAACGTCCCAGACGCATTATCAGTGACTCGGAATGTTACACTCGTCGTACCCACCGCCCCGATAGTACCTGTTATCGCACCCGTAATCCCGTTAAGAGTGAGTCCCGAGGGTAAGGCGGCACTTGAAGGTGCTACAGAGTATGTCACACCGCTACCCCCAACGTCGTCTGTAGCCGCTAATTCCGTATTATTCGCGGACGCGGCCATATTGAAGGTGGCCAGGGTCGCACCAGCCGCCGGTGAGGTCCAAGTCGCCGCACCAACATTTAGGGTTGCGGCACTCGTTGTCGTGAGACCACCCCCGATCGTCACGACAACCTTATAGGGTCTATTTGCGAGTTGTCCGGTAGCCATGGTTCCTATCTTAAACCCGAGCGAACCCGAATTTGTAAATACGAAATCGGTCACGTTATAAAGTGTAAGGTCAGCCCCTTGAAGTTGAACTGTGGTCTGAGCATCAAAGAAAGCCCCCGTGACTGTGAAGACCTGTGTAGTGACATCAGCTACTGCGACGGATGTGGGACTAATTGTTTGTACTGTTGGAGGTGGTGTGATAGACCCCCACCCAGACGCTGTGTACGCTTCCATGTACCCGGTTGTGGAGTTATACCGGAGCATACCGTTAACCCCGGCAGGTTGTTGTGCAGTCGTCCCACTCGGAACGAGTATGGCCCCAGTTCCAGAATTCCCGACGAACCCAGTCACGGTTAAATCTTTCCCTACTGAAACGTTCCCCGTCGTATAAGAAAGGTCAGCCCCCGTCGTCGTCCACGGGGAGGACACAAACGGGGCTCCATTTTGATTGAAAGTTCCCGAGAAGTTTATATCACCGGCAACATCAAGCGTATACCCAGGTGTTACCGTCCCGATCCCTACATTAGAAGTTGTCGCGTTCACGAAAAGAGTGTCTGTATCCATGGCGACGTTCCCAGTAACTGTCAAGTCATCCGAAACCAAAACGTTCCCAGTAACAGTTAAATTGGAGGAAACGAGGGTGTTCCCGGTAACCGTGAGATCGCGACCCACCGAAACGTTCCCCGTAGTGACGAAAGCCGTGGTCGCGTTCGAAAATTGAAGTGTATTGGATGTGACATTTCCCTGATTCGTGACGCTCTGGAGACCTTGTGCGACATCGACATTTATACCCCCGATATTCATTGCTGTTGCGTAAACGTTACCTGAGACCACACGAAGGTGTGAATCCCTGATGTTCAAAAATGAACCCACAGTATTCACAGACATCTAATATAGCGTAAGAAATGATTTACGTGTTATTAGGTGTGGGGACTTCTACTGACCTGGTATGACGGGCCACTCAACACCAGTGAGTTTCCCATCTTCATCTAAAGTTGGTCGGGCTGTTATAGGGAGATCCCTTAGAGCCTGGCGGTAGTCTTTCCAATCTTGAATATCTTTTACCAAATTATGTGGATAATCTGAGGTCATGTACTTATCGCTCTTATCGAGGAGAGCGTTCCGTTCCTCTCGAAACTGTTTGATCGCCTCGACATTCGTGAGTTTATAGAGTGTATATTCGTACGCCTCATCATCGGGTTTTGCTAGATTTTCAAAAACGACACTCTCCCATGTGGTTCCATCGGACGTATAAGGTTCACCCGGAAACATCTGTTCTAATACTTGGGTCAGCATATATACTTTACCCCTATATTAATTTAGGGTTATGATAACTTTACCTTGTATTGGGACCGTCGAGTCGTATCCAAATGTAACGTTTGTACCATTATTCCTCGAGGAACCACCATAACCACCGGAAAAATTGTAAGCTGGTGCCGCTTTGCCACCTACATATCCACCCCCACCACCAGCCGAATGTGCCCCAGAACCACCACCACCACCAAATCCACCAAAGTTGGTATACGAACCATTGTGGCCGTGAGCTCCTCCTTCGGCACCTTCATATGGCCTCTCACCACCAGTCGGGAGTGAGGTATAATTCGACGTACCGAGGCCAGTCACACCGTATGAAGCCCCACCACCACTGCCCCACTGAGCTGCCGTCGCCGCCGGCCATGAATTCTGAAGAGAAGCTTGAGTCCGACCAGCATCGGCGTGGGAGTGGTTAAAGCCTCCCCCATTAGAAGCGATCCCACCCCCACCACCACCCGCGACAAGGTATAAACTACTCGGTGTGGCTCCTGAACCACCATAATCCTCCTTGAGAACCCATGAAGCACCCCCACCACCCCCAGCGTTGTAATGGTAACCGCTGTGATTATGATATTGACCGACAATAATGACTAGTTTTTCCCCTTTCGTCAAAGTAAAGTTACCCTGGGTCCAGGCGGGTCTACCAGTTGATGAGTACGGCGTTTTCGTCCCGGACGCCCCATATGCCTTGATTGTATACGTTCCGCCTTTAGGAACGGTCCAAAGCTGGAACCCCTGCTTTCCCGATACTTGAGTAAAAAACGAACTATTACCGTAAAACCCTGCCGAATAACTATTCTGGTTTACGGTGGGCCCGTATCGTCCCGAGGCACCAAGGTTCGTGAACGTGTGTGACGTAAACGCGTATAGTGCATCAGGTACAGCCTTTAGAGTAAACGTACGGTCTAAGAAGACTGAAGAGTCGGCGTTATCCGTTGCTCGAATGGTGACAGACGATGTGGTGTTTTCTGCGGCGTCGGTAGTACCCGTTATGGTAGTCCCTGAAAGTGTGAATGTTCCAGATAGATAGGATCCCGAATGAAGTGTATAGGTCACAGCCGACCCACCCGCACCATCAAATGCAGAGAGTATGAGTGTGGTTGCAGCCCCTATAGCGAACTCATTTATACTCGAAGCCGCTGGCAATGACCAAGTCACGGAACCAAGTCCAATTGTAGTGGAACTCGTTACTGAGAGACCAGACCCATTCGTCACGACAACCTTATAGGGTCTATTTGCACGCTCTGCGGTCGACAAGGTTCCAATCTTAAACTTCACCTCAGTCGAATCTGTAAATACGAAATCAATTACATCATAGATTGTACCGTCAGCCCCTCGAAGTTGGATGATGGTAGCAGCATCAAACCTGGCTCCAGTGACCGTGAAGACCTGTGTAGTGACAGCATTTACCGCGACGGATGCGGGAGAAAAACCCGTGATCGTTGGGGGTGTCGCGATAGACCCCCACCCCGACGCTGTGTACGCTTCCATGAACCCGGTTGTGGAGTTATAACGGAGCATACCAGTAACCCCGGTAGGTTGTTGATCCGTAGTCCCACTCGGAACGATTATGGCCCCAGTACCTACCACGTCCAACTCCGCTCGGGGTTCGGTCGTATCTCCTATAGTCACATTATATGTTGAAAATATGTTACTCCCAACCTCACTCCACGCTTCTGCAGCTGCGACAGCTTCATAATCTTCATCATTATCCACAAAAATGTCAGATATTTCTTTTGTAGCATCTATACTCTTCGTATACGCTTTCCAATGCTGAAGTTTCAAATCCGCAAGTGTCCCTATACCGTCGGAGGGGAAGTGTGCTTTCAAGTAGGTCACCGCATCCTCCCCCGCTGTGGCTTCGTCTGTGACCCCGGGAACTGAATGCGCGATGGCAAGATCTTTTACAGCTTTAGGGATTTTATTCAATTTACGCCGTTTAAACTTCATCTTCCCACCACTGAACGAAATCTTCGCCCTATCGCCAATCCAAAGTGAGTTATCATCGACGTACATGTCGCGTATTTTATACGAGGCTGACCCGATATCGAAGGCTGCGTTAGTTGTGGGGATAATATGACCCCCAAATGCTATACCCCCTTGTAGTTGTACGTTCCCAGTGACGGTCAAATCCTTCCCCACCGAAACGTTCCCCGTAGTGTATGAAAGGTCAACCCCCGTCGTCGTCCACGGAGAGGATGCAAACGGGGCTCCATTTTGATTGAACGTTCCCGATAAGTTTATATCACCGGCAACATCGAGCGTGTACCCAGGTGTTACCGTCCCGATCCCAAGTTTTCCTTGTTGGAGAGTCATAGAGGACTTAGCCCTCCCGAAATAATCTTTTTCGGCATTCCAAATCTCGAGGGCTTGTCCTTCTTGAATAAACTTATCGTAGACCCTAAAGTTCGCCACTTTATCGATGTTCCCACCGCCGATCCGGATGGGGACTGAGGTAGCCTCTTCAGTCCCAATGAATTCCATACCAGTGATCGAAACGCGATCACTCGCTCCTTTAGATGTCATCATTTGGGTTACGTGAAGTATAAAGTATTTATAGTGTGTTCCGGTGGGCGAAGGGGTCAAAGTGATTTCATTTGGCGTGGAATTACCGGTAAGGGTTGTATCCGCGTACGAAAACGACCCTAAATTCGTCCAACTCGAATCGTCGACGGACCCATATAGTATACCCGCTCTAGGTTGACGCGGGTTAGTGATACTGGATTCGCGTACGAACATGTTTAATTTCGTTGGTACGATTTTATTTTTCATTTCCACTTTTAACCATGGTCCATTCACGACAGACCCAGACCCATTAAAGGTTTCTACACTTTGTGCGACCCCACTCGAAAATGTACCCGCAGTTGAGAGCCAGTTACCGTCAGTCGATACATACTTACCATCAAACGCTTTATCGGGTGTAGTCACGACCCCACCACTGGAAGTCACCACGTACCCTCGTTGAACCGAACCAGTCATCGCAATGTGTGGATACTTGAGGACATTCGTGGGATCGGGGAGACGGATAATGTCATTCTCGCGGTGTCCGTAATACTGGAGTTGTTGTATAAGCAGTCGCGTATTGGGACCCCCGATCGCGTGTACGACATATCTTATATACTTATAAGCCCTGGTAGCATTGACGTCTACATGTGAAACGTCTAGGGCTGGATCTTGGTGTACATCTTTAATAATGTACCAATTCGTAGTATCATTACTACCTAACAGTGATACAGTTACTGGATTTGTATCTGGCGTTGCGGTCGAGGAACTTTGAGTATACCTCGACACTATAAATTTAAACGGAAACTGTAATTGTAACCAATGGCCTCTCGTGTGCGTAGTTCCATCGGCGAGAATTATTTCTTCACCTGGATTGGCACCCGATGTTTCAGCTAAACCTGGTTGACCGGTTTGAAATGAAGCGGCACCCGCGTCCCACGATGTAGTCGTGGAATCGTCGAATATTTTCCATGCAGGACTGGATACATCTTCACCGCTCGCACTCACCACGTACCCACCTTGTGAGTACCCGGTCATGGCGGACGGTGGGTACTCTCCGAATGTATCTGTAGCTCCCTCTACCACCTTAACACCATCCAGATACGTGACCTTGGAGCCACCTTCACCCTGGTACGTATACGTCAGGTTGTGCCACGTGTTGGATTGGAGGGTGAGATTGTCAGAATCTAACTTTTCCTGATCCGAAATGGAAAAAACGCACGTATTGGAAACGTTCGTCTCGAGATTAGAAGAGTTGAACCATACCGAGACCGCGTGGGGTTGGTCACCTTCGAGGAATGTATTGGCTTCGACCGAGAGGTTAGATGTGAGCGTCCCGTTAAGTGTCCAGTATTTATTGGGCGATGACATCGTCGATTGGTTTCCGGATGGATCGGGGCCACCCGATATTTGGTTCGTTCCCAGACCTGTCGCACCATCCACAAGAACCTGAACCCCCGTCAATTGTGGGTTATTGAACCGGGACTTGAAAGTCGTATCGACCGAATGGTCACCTACGGGTGGGTCCTCTTCGTAGCCGTAATATTTAAGTTCTGGTATACATAAATGATAATCAGTACCTGCTGAAAATGTTTTTGTGACAATAAATGCGTAATATTTATAATACTCGCTCGTAGTCACGTTGAAATTTGCCGATTGTGAAGCACCCGTAAACCCGGAATTCGCGAACGTGTGTAATTGAACCCAAGTCGAATCGTCGTTACTCCCCCATATTTGTCCAGTTTCAACAGATTGTGTCCAAAGTGCAGCATCATTTCTCGATGTGAAGGTGTATTTATTTACTTTTATTTTGTTGGGAAGTTTTATTTTTAGCCATTCACCATATGGAGTTGATGAGGAAGCTGATAACCTTGAAGCTGTAGTTCCGGTAGTATTCGCATTACCACTCGTATCGTAATTTATACCTGAAAGTACTAACCCAGTCTCGGAATCAATACCATTAAATGCTTTCCATGGTCGATTAGTCGAATTTACAAAACCACTTACACTCACCGTATACCCCGCTTGGATGTATACATTCGTCGTGTCATTGGAGTCAAACGTCCCCTCGGCAAAAACAATCTCTGGATACTTTTTTAAGGTTGGCGCGACCCGTCCGTGTGGTCCCGAAATATCGGTGATCACGTTAGAATTGTGCTGGAACCCTTTCGTTTGGATCCGGCCTGTGGTCGTATCGACCATAGTGTTCGAGGACCCGACGAACGTAATCGTATTCGCATACCGAATATCGAGGTTCCCTATCGTCTGTTCCAAAGACATATCTACTATTTGGGGAGGTTTTTTTAAGTGATGAAGTCACTTGGGTAGGGAACAGTCGCTTCGCGACTGGGTGGTTTTTTCTTACAAAGTGGGAGGCACTTTGGAGGAAATGTTTATTGAGGAGGGGCCGGCCACTCAACACCCGTGAGGTTCCCATCTTCATCGAGATCCGGTGAAGACATACCCGGGAGGTCACGGAGGTGTTGGCGGTAACGACCCCATTTTTTACGGAGTTCATCGTTTATAGGGTAATCCCACATCACGTATTTATCCGTTGAGGGAATCAGTGCGTCCCGTTCTGAGCGGAGTTTGGTCATCGCATCGACTTTACGTTGTTCTATGACTTTTTGAGTAGCAATTTGTTCTGGGGTGGGTTCACCAATAGTAATGGTTAAGTCTTCCATATATTATATACCTGATATTATAATAGATTAATAATGACTTGCCCGTGACCGTCTCTTACCCCCGGGGAATTTGATTGATTGCTACCATTATTGTAGGAACCACCTCCACCTCCACCGGTACGGTAGAGGTTAGGAAATACCTGGTATCTAGCACTAGCTCCACCCGAATACCCCCCTCCTCCTCCTCCAGGGTGATTACCACTGTGATTGCCTCCACCAAAACCACCGTGAATAGCGCCGCCACCGGGATTGTACCACCGAACAGCCACTGAGGCTCGCGCACCCGCATCAAAATTCATTGATGCTATCATGTCAGTCCACCCCCTCCCAGCCGAACCAGTTGTGGCTGTTTGCGACACAGTCGCGTTGTTACTGTAACCACCGGCACTATTACTGTTCCAATGCCCACCATTTGCACCATTATCAGCCACATACCAACTACCATACGTGCCTGATTTTGAAGAATCATAATTGAATAGTGTCGCAGTTGTGGTAATTTGACCACCAATAGCGATACACTCCGAGAGAAGATTTGTGCCACTTACATTAACAATTGCCCCCCCTCCCCCCCCTCCAGCAATAATGAGGGGAGTAGTTCCAGTAAACACAAATGATCCCCCACCCCCCCCTCCTCCTCCGTTAAATTCAGTAGCAGTCCCCAACACCCCTTCTTGACCAACTACTATTTTTACAATTTGACTCTTGGTCAAACTAAATCGTCCTTTCATACGCGCGCCCTTTCCGTAATAACCCGTATCGTAGGTCGCTATACATCCCCTCCCCCTCGCCCCATACACCTCAATCTCATACGTTCCGGTCTTAGGAACAGTCCATTCCTGTATTCCTTGGTTAGTAACGTTCAAATAATTAGTATTATCGGTCCATGCGGGAGTATACGTATCCGTTAAATCGGTGATTGTAGGGCCGGTCCGCCCCGTAACACCCGCATTCGTGAACGTAAACGGGGAGGTAAAGGGGTATAGTGCATCAGGTACAGCCTTTAGAGTAAACGTACGGTCTAAGAAGACTGAAGAGTCGGCGTTATCAGTTGCTCGAATGGTGACAGACGATGTGGTGTT